GCCTGGACTTACAGAGCATCGATTCAATCAACTACAAGAAATTGAAGCAGTACTAAATTTTCTAAACATAAAGTTACGTAAAATAAGACGTAAACACTTTCAAAAGTACTTGGAAGGCTATGCTCGTGCATTGAGCAGTCGTGATGCAGAAAAATATGTAGATGGTGAAGATGAAGTAATTGACTTTGAAACACTAATCAATGAAGTTGCACTTCTGCGTAACAAGTATCTAGGCATTATGAAAGGCTTGGATACTAAGCAGTGGCAACTAGGACACATAGTAAGACTGCGTACAGCTGGTATGGAAGATGTACAAGTATGACACCCGAATCTCATAGAATACGAATTGTTGATGATATAATTTGGTATGACATTTGGAAAGGTGTATTAACACAACGATTGCGTGATGACGATATACTAGAGTATCTCTTAGATGATCTATCAAGTGCTGGACTTAGTACTGAAGATATAAAAAGTTATTCTTGGATTGTCAATGCCGGTTGGGAAGGATACAGTGCAGAGGACATTGAACACTTTCGTATACTGTTATTAAAGCACGGACTTCCTGAGACCCGTTTTGGAGCGGTGTTTATTGCATACGAAGACGTAGACAAGTTGCCGTATCCTGCAATTTGTCTAACAGACCGAATGATTTACCTTGGTCATTGGTACAAAGGTTTAAAAAAACAAAATGTAGACTGGTTAAATATGCCAATGACTTCAGATTTCACAGTATTAATGCGTCGTGCAAGTGAAAGTAGATGCCATTTAGCAAAAAAATTACTTCAACAGTTTGACGCAAAACAGATGATAATGACACTAGGAACAAATCCTGGAACAGACCCTCAACACTTTAGAGATATAATAAAACCTTATGCATACCCAATTGTAGTAGACTTAGTCGAATCTCCTTACCCAACAAATTTCATACACAATCACGAAACATTCTATCAAGCACCAGTGCAACTTGTAGTAGAAAGTAGTAATGAAATTGATGCTAACATCTGGCACAGTATTTTTATTACAGAAAAGTCCTATAAAGCACTAAGTTGGTATCAGTTTCCTATATGGTATGCAGTACCGGGACTTGTAGGGAAATTGCGAGAACAAGGATTCGATTTATTTGATGACATTATTGATCACCGTTACGATCAAGAACAAGATTCTTGGATAAGGATGAAAAAGGTTGTAGAAGAAATAACAAAATTAGTTGGCAAAGATACAAAAGCACTACGTAGAGAATATTGGAAGAGACTAGAAAGTAATGCGGCTCTAGTAGAACAGATACATACAAATGCCAGTAAGACGCATAAAGTACAAACAACTAGGTTAATAGATGAAATACTCCAGCTTCACAAGTCAACAACTAGCACATGAACATAGTTTAAAAAATGTCTTAACTGATCTTTATCAACATAACGAGTTCATGGAAAGTATCAGTAACATGGTTGATCTAGGATGCCAGAATGAAGCCTTAGACCTGCAATGGTGGGCAGATGCAGAAATAAACGATGATACGCATGCTCCATTAGGCATCAGGTGTACTGGAGTTAATATTCTTAACAAACTTAACGTCAAACATAAAGGTATCTCATTTCAACGACAAGACGTACAGAAATTTAATCAAAATAAAAAACCTTTTGATGTATTGTGGTGCTATGATGTATTACAATACTTAACAAATCCTTACCAAGCACTGGCTAACTGGTGGCACGTTGCGTCGCAAGATGCAATGATGGTAATAGCAGTGCCGCAAACTACAAACGTAGAATTTAATATGCTTGAGTATAATGCACAGATGAATCACAAGTATCATTTTACCATGCCTATGTTAATCTATATGTTAGCAGTGAACGGTTGGGATTGTAAAAGTGGATTTTTTAAAAAAGGTATTGGCGATCCGTGGTTGTATGCTATTGTATATCGAAGCAATGTAGAACCAATGGATCCTGCTAATACTAATTTGTATAATCTCATTGAAGATACAGAACTATTACCAGAAATTGCAGTAAAGAGCATAAACAAATACGGAATGCTACGACAGAGAGACTTGCTTCTGCCGTGGTTAGACAAAAGTAACATGTGGATGGAACAACAATGATAACAAAAAATGGAAATTGGTGGACTCCAAGTTCTTTAAGTAATGGACGTCCTGGTGACTATATGCGTGATGATAGTTTTCCTTGTGAACGACCAATTAGTATTGCAACAGAGTTGTGTACGCATCGTAGAAATGCAATTGATGTTGGTATGTGGATAGGAGATAGCACAGTTCATATGGCATCTTTGTTTGATCGAGTAATTGGTTTTGAGCCACACCCAATGGCTTATGTTTGTTGTGAAAAAAATTTAAAAGCACGTGATATAAAAAATACAGAATTATATAATATCGCACTGAGTAATGTAAATGAAACAAAAATGTTGCTTAATGGCAAAACAACATTCTCAGGTTGGGTAAGCGACAAAGTAGAATTGCCAAAAGATATATATGTTCATGACCAAACAGAAGTGCAGTGTTTGTATCTCGATAGTTATCACTTTGAAGATATCGATTTTATAAAAATTGATTGTGACAGTCATGAAGGATATGTGCTACAAGGAGCCGAACAGTTTTTTAAGAACAATTCACCTGTGGTACTACTAGAAGCTAAAGTTCGAATACACAAGGACAGACAACCTGAAGATATGCCAGACCCTTTTGAACTTCTTGAAAGTTATGGATATGTTTTACACAGTAAAGTCGATAAGGCAGACTTTCTTTATGTAAGGAGCAAGAATGCAGAATAGTCCAGAGTATACATTACAACTAGAGAAACTTCATTCGGCTAAGAGCTTTGGTACTGCAAGTGGTGCACCAAAGTTACTGACAGACTTTCTTTTGGATCATCCAGTAAACAGCATACTAGATTTTGGTTGCGGCAAAGGCACACCATTAGATAGTTTGAAATCTAACACTATGGACATACACAGTTATGATCCAATTACACATCCAATTGAACTACCAAAATCTGTTGACTTGGTGTACAGTCGTGACGTTCTAGAACACATTGAACCAGAACAAATTGATAGTGTACTAGAAAATTTATTCACAATAGGTACAAAATACCAGCATCACTTTATTGCATGTCATCCTGCAAAGAAACGACTGAGTGACGGACGTAATGCACATCTTATTATTGAAGATCCACAGTGGTGGAAAGACAAAATCCAACAAATACCGGGCTGGAAAATTATACATGAAAACATCAAAGGCCCAAAGCCGTTTGTACGAGGTAATGTAACAATTGACGTTGTAAAGTATACAGTGATATTAGAGAAAGTATAATAATGATAGAAGACTTTGATTATAACAACACAAACTATCCTACTAAAAAAGTAGCAGATGTATTTCCTTTTGAACTTAGTGAAAACCTAGGACACACATGGATTATTGATGTTGATGGTACTATTGCAGAAGTCAACCAGCCGCCGTATGAGAATGATAAACTTTTACCTGGTGTAAAAGAAATGTGGGCACAGATACCCAAAGATGATATGATAGTTATAATGACTGCAAGACCAAAAGATATCCAAGAACAAACATTACAGTTTATAAGAGACAACGGATTGCGTTATGATCTAGCAATATTTGGCGTACATCATGGTGAACGTATTGTTGTAAATGACAACAAGCCAGGCGGACTACAAACTGCTATTGCATGGAATGTAAAAAGAAACAAAGGTTACAATTAAGTAGGTATATAATGATAGACACCGAAATGACACGTACTCAAAAACAAAAAATGGAACGTATCTTTATACTTGATGATGAAATCAAGTTTGCACAAAGTTGTTTACGTCCAACTGCTACTGGACATATCCACACTGCTATCAGTTGGATGCAGATGCGTAAAGAAGAACTTACAAAAGAGGTAGAAAATGGTTGAAGAAGAACAAAAGACTATCGTTTTGGTTACTGGTGGCTTTGATCCACTACACAGTGGGCACATTGCTTATTTTGAAGAAGCGAGACAACTTGGAGACACATTGATTGTAGGACTCAACAGTGACGCTTGGTTAAGACGAAAAAAGGGCAAGGCATTTATGCCTGTTGAAGAACGCGGAGCAATAGTTGATGCACTAGGTTGTGTAGACAAGGTAATTGGATTTGATGAAGAGTATGATGCTGATAATAGTTCTGCTATGTTTATCAAAGACATGTTAGAATATAACCCAAAAGCAAAAATTATATTTGCCAATGGTGGAGATAGAAAAACAGGAATGATTCCTGAAGTATCTATAATAAATTCTCGATTGATGTTTGCACAGAGTGTTGGCGGCGACAATAAAAAGAACAGTTCTAGTTGGATTCTCAAAGATTGGGAAGCACCCAAAGTAGAACGCGAATGGGGACACTATAGAGAACTTTATATAGGAGATGGTTTTGCTGTGAAGGAACTAGTGATTAATCCAAAAAGCAGTTTGAGTATGCAAAGACATAAACATAGAAGCGAAACATGGAATCTTGTAAGTGGCACTGCACATATACTCACTAGCCAAAGAAGCACTCCTGACGATCCTCATAAACAGAATCTTGTACCTGCAAATCCAATTGATATTCCAAGTGGAGTTTGGCATAAAGGTGTAAATGATTCAGACAGTCCTGCACATATTGTTGAAGTGTGGAAAGGTCCAAGCGAAATGTTAAGAGAGGATGACATCGAGCGTCATGACTAAGATAATACATTTTGAACCTACAAGTATATGCAATGCTTCATGTCCGATGTGTGCTAGAAATATTCTTGGCGAAGGTTGTGTTGTTTCTTTAGCAGATCTTAGTCTAGATGATTACAAAAAACATGTCAACCAACACTTAGAATATTTAGAAAAAGTATTTTTTTGTGGAACAGTTGGCGATCCGTGTGCAGACAAAAATCTACTAGAAAAGATTAGATGGATCAAAACTATTAATAGCAAAATCGTTGTAGGAATCAACACCAATGGCAGTATAAGAAATCCTAAATGGTGGGCAGATTGTGCAAAATTACTTACAGGCGTATATGACTATGTTGTGTTTAGTATAGACGGATTAGAAGACACAAATCATATCTATAGAGTAGGTGTGCAATTCAAAAAAATTATGGAAAATGCACAAGCATACATAGATGCCGGAGCAAGTGCTCATTGGGATATGTTGGTATTTGATCACAATAAACATCAAGTTGATGAATGCAGACAACTAGCAGACACTATGGGATTCACTTGGTTTCGTAGCAAAGAAACCGATAGATGGGACCAATATCAGTTTGACCATTTAAAACCTGCAAATAAAATAAATGAGGTTGATTACCAAAGTATTGATCGTATACACTGTGAAAGAAATATAGAAGAATCAACTTATGTGGACTATAAAGGACAAGAATTTCCTTGTTGCCATATATCAGAAATGTATTACGATGCTACACAAAAAGAAAGTCATCTCGATATTAGACAATACACACCAAGTGAACTTATGACTGAATACCAAAAGAGATTGGATGATAAAAATCCTTTCTATGTTTGCAAACGTAGTTGTGGAGAAACAGTAAGCAAACGATCACAGTGGAAACAAGAAATACAATTAAGATAGGGAAAAAATGTTAACAGTCTATATAGGTTGGGATAGTAGAGAACCAATTGCCGCTGATGTTTGTCGACACAGTATCCTCGAACACGCAAGTATACCAGTTAATATTGTTATGCTAAAGCAAGATGAACTTCGTATGAGAGGTTTGTATTGGCGTGACGTTGATAAACTAGCAAGCACTGAGTTTACGTTCACACGTTTTTTGGTCCCCGAACTTAATAACTTTGAAGGCACTGCTATCTTCATGGATAGTGACATGGTTCTTACCACAGACATTGCTGACCTGCTTGCAGATGTCAATCCTAAGAAAGCTGTAAGTTGTGTACAACATGACTACACTCCACCAGAAGGTGTTAAAATGGACGGACAACAACAGTTGGCCTATCCACGTAAAAACTGGAGCAGTATGGTTGTATGGAACTGTGCCCATCCTGCAAACAAGCAAGTAACAAAAGATTTAGTAAACGATCCTGAAGTTACTGGAGCATACTTGCATAGGTTTAGTTGGCTTAAAGATCATTATATCGGATTGCTTGGCCCACAATGGAACTGGCTTGTAGATTGGTATGTTGAAGGCAGAGATGGTTCACCTTTATTGTTACACTACACTGAAGGCGGCCCTTGGTTTCCAAATCACGAAAATTGTGGTTATGCAGACGTTTGGAACAACTATCATAATGATTACTTAATGTCAAAACCTCAGGCAACTGTAAGTATTAAAGATTTAAGTTTGCCAGAAGAAATTGCGAATACACTAAACAACATTTTAGAATCTGCAAAAGATCCGTTTAATATCTACACAGATGGAAGTATGAAACAGTACATGAAGGATCTGGTATTCCAGTATGAACAACAAAAGGTTGTAGGTATAGTTGATGCAGGGCTTGTTCCCAAGGAGGATGAAGTGGTTAAAGAACCTAAAAAAGATGCAATACTTGATAATTTTCTCACAGGAGCTCAAGGAGTTTTTGCTGGTAGTAAACACTTAAATGACTTAGACACTAAAACACCTATAGTAGTTCGAGGCATTGCAAAAAAGAAAGTAATGCATAAAGCCCTCAAAGATGGCAGAGACTTTTATTATATTGACACAGGATACTTTGGAAACGAAAAAACGAAATTGTATCACAGATGTGTAAAAAATGGATTGCAGTTTAATTTGCCAATTTGGAAAGATTGTCCAGACGACAGGTTCCTTAAAACCGGCACACAAATACGTGGGAAAACATCAGGTAAAAATATACTTTTATGCCCGCCAAGCCAGAAAGCATTGAGCTATTGGGGAGTAAATTTGCAAGAATGGTTAGAATCTACCAAACAAGAAATAGCAAAACATACTGACAGACCGATTGTTGTCAGAGAAAAGCAAAAACGTCATGTACGCACAAACGACGATACAATGGAAATGGCACTACAACGTGATGTACATTGCTTGGTTACCTATAACAGTATCGCCGCAGTTGAAGCACTCATACTTGGCAAACCAGTTTTTACAATGGGTCCAAATGCCGCAGAACCATTGGCAAATACAGATTTAAAGCGTTTAGAAAACCCATTGATGCCTGTGGTTGACAGAGTAAGACAACTTTGTTGTAATCTAGCATATGGACAGTTTACTCCAGCAGAAATGATCGACGGAACTGCATGGAGATTACTACAAGAATTTAACGAACGAGATTAAAATGACAACATGGGATTATGATGTTGTAGTCTATTTAGGCACGTTGCCAAAAATTAGAAATCATAACATCAAAGTACAAGTTATGAGAGCCTTCGGCGAAGGTGCAGCCAGATGTGGTGTGCGTTGGTTAGTTGATGATAATTTACAGAACAGGCAAGTGTACAATACTCGACTAGCAGTTATACTTGGTTGGGTTGGCATGAGTTTCAGTGGACCGCATATCTATTTTCGTGATGCAATTATAAACCAACAAAAACATACTGGTGGTAAAGTAATGAGTATTGATGGCAGTTGCTTTAAGTTTCACCACAAACACGAAAACATGTGGCTGAGATATAGTCTTGATAATGTGTTTTGGAACAGTGGTAACTACGCAAACAAAAATAGCACAGACAAACACTGGAACATGGTTAAAAACAGTTTGAGTCTCGTTGATGCACCGTGGAGCAACGATGGAGATAATATATTAATCTGTTTGCAAAGAGACAACGGCTGGAATGCAAAAGGTTTTGATCAAGAAGCATGGTTAAAGAAAACTATCAAAAAAATTCGAAATTTGACAAGTGAACCATTAAAGATACGAGCTCACCCAGGCGATTTAAATAGAACTGGTACAAAAGTAAAACGCGACTGGAGTTGGGTAAATCAATTTCAAGGTGTAGAACTTATTGATAGTATGAATGTTACGCTTCATCAAAGTATGAAAACTGCAAGATGTGCAGTATTCTATAACAGTTCAAGCAGTGTACTAAGTGTACTGAAAGGTATACCTACGTTTGTCGCAGAAGAAAGTGCAGTTACATGGAACGTAGCAAACCATACACTAAAAAATATAATTGATCCTATTATGCCCGATCGCACACAATGGTTTAACGATTTATCACAAGCACACTGGACACTCGAACAAAGTCAAGCAGGTGACATTTACAAACACTTTGAGCAGTATCTACCAACCTAGTATACAGTCATTCCTAACTCTACCAAGTTCTTTAGCACCCCAACTTTTCAACAGTTCAACACAACCATATTGTGTTTCTTTTGTAATACCAGTATCTGTGTGTAGTTTTTGTTCAACTACTATTACTGGTTCATGTGTGCGTATTATGTTCTCTCCACCTTTGAGAATTTGCATCTCATAACCCTCACAATCAATTTTCATATAGTCTATACGGTCAAACACGCAACTGTCAAGTCGTTTCATTTTAACTTGTCCTGATCCAATTGTGTTTTTATCAATATGCGAATGTCCTGTATTGCCTTCTGTTATTATCATATCTATAGTAGTATCTTCTGTACCAAGTGCTATTGGCCATACTTCTATATTTTCCATTGGCACATTACGTTTTAAACACTCTTGGAATTCTACAACCGGCTCAATGGCAAATACTCTTGCAAATTTTACGGCTAGGTCTCTGCTCCATAGCCCTACATTTGCACCGATGTCAACTGCAACACCAAAGTCTTGTACAAACTTAAAACTTTTATGTCTTACTGGTTCTTGATATGTAGGCGGCCCACCTTTTTTGATGTTCTTGTCAATCATGTGTGCAAAATGTGTGTCTTGGTCTGCAAACCACCATCCGTGTGCTTGATACATTAAAATTTTACCTCATATCCTGCAACCAACCCAACATCGTCTTTAGTGGCAGCTGGTGCTACAAAGACATTTCCATAGTTTATCTTTATCATTGGAGCAATGTCTATTCGTTTGTAACCGTGTACTATACCGTATTCTATATCAAGTTGTTTGTATGTTGTACGTTTACCAAAGTATATACCTGTGCGTTTATCACTGTTATGGTATATACCAGTAATGTAGTTATCAGGTAACTGATATTGCATATGTGGATGTACGTTTGCAAAATCGCCACTGAGTCCAAGATGTGTACTCACCGCGATACTGAAAATTAAATTATCTAACACCTCTAACGCCTTTCCAGTATGGTAAATCAGTGTGTAACTTTATATCTCTTGGCTCGCTATGTCCGAAGGTTTTTCTCTCGCCTTTCATGTGATCCATGTATTTGCCAAGCTCGCTGTTTATAAACGGATGCCCTGCTAAACCTTTTAGATCTGGATCAGGATTTAGATTGTGAAAGTGTGCACCTCGGTTATCTCTATAAAGTTTTCTTTGGACATCAAACAAATAACTGTCATGCCACTCAGTGTAGTTAAACATAGTATCGTTTTTGTACATACTAGCAAAGTCCTCAACAAACTCCATGCACATAGGATTTGTTTTATTATACCCGACCCATCCACACTCACTGTGGTAGCGTTCACCTCTGCCTAAGTGTGTTATAACACAGTCTTTTGGCGAAACACTGTCAAGGAAGTCCATTGTAACAGTGGTATGAGTAAGTGTATCAGCATCTAGCCATATCACCCACTCTGTGTCTATGTATTGCATAGCATGGTATATGCTGAATACTTTGTAACTGAATCGTAAACCTTGCCATTTGAAATGTTTGTTAGGTTTCCATATGCGTTCGTTGTGTGGACCTATTCCGCCATTTGCTTCAGGGTTGTCTTTGTGACGTTTAATAAAACGTTTACAGTGTTTGCTATTGGCTATAAGGTCAATGCACTTTACATTGGGCTTTGTTATCCGTGGAGTACATTTTTCTGTATATACAACAAGATCAACTTCAGCTGGCCAAAACTGTTCAAATGTACTGATACAACGTTGACCGTATTTTTCGAGGCCCTGTTGATTGAAGGTGGTAATTACTGTATAACGTTTCATATGAGTATTTAACCTTTGATCAATAACATAGCATATTATCCTGAGCAGTGTGCTCTTAATAGCAAGCCAGTTATGGCGGCATTTTTAGACAGCTGTCGAGATGCTGGTATAACACCTGTTGAAAACTCCCTCGACTGTGATGCTGTTGTTATATGGAGTATACTATGGAATGGCCGAATGAGCAAGAACAAACGGACATATGAACACTATCGTTCGCTCGGAAAGCCAGTTGTGGTAATAGATGCAGGTGCATTAGAACGTGAAGTAACATGGAAAATTGCAGTAAACAATATTACTTCAGAAGGTTACTATGGACACACTGACAACCTCGACTGGGACCGCCCTCAAAAATTAGGTATTAGTTTAGGTGAAAAGGATCTAAACGATACAATATTAATTGCAGGACAACATGATAAAAGTTTACAATGGGAAGGCATGCCTGATTTAGGCACATATGCAGTAGAAACCGTTCGACGTGTACAAAAATATACTGATCGTCCGATACTAATGCGTTTTCATCCTCGTTGTCAACCATTTATTCCTCACCATAGATTTAAAATGTTGTTACAAAATGAAAACATATATAACTGCGACATTGAAATACCAAAACCAGTTGTGAATACATATGATGTTTTTGATATTGATTATGCGTTCCACACTGTAATTAATCATTGTAGTGGCCCCGGAATCAATGCAGTGATTGCCGGATCCAATGTTCTGGTTGATAAAAAAAGTTTAGCATATCCAATGAGTATTAAGTTGAAACAAATTGAAAATCCACCACGTAAACGTAATAAAGATCAATGGCTAGTTGAAATTAGCCACACAGAATACACAGTAGATGAGATAGCAGAAGGTTTATGGTTGACAAGATTGCAAAACGCACTGGAGTAGGCGAGTATATTGACTGTGCATGTTTAATACATGACACACTATACGACTGGAGTTATGTGGACAAGTTATATAACAGCTTGTGTCGCAACCTTACACCCACAGTAAGAATGCATGTGTACACTGAAAGTACACGGTATGTACCAAAAGGTTATATCAGGCATGACTTGGAAGAATGGGATGGTGTTAGAGGTCCTAAACGCTCGTGGTGGTACAAAGTTCAGTTGTTTAATTCAAGATCATGGGGCCGTAAAACAACTAAAATGTTATACTTCGATCTTGATACCGTTATAGTTGGAAATATTGACTGGCTTTGGCAAGGCAACCAAGACAAATTCTGGGCACCTAGAGACTTTAAATATCTCATGAAAAGTTCACGTTTTAGTATTAATAGCAGTGTTATGTGGTTTGACCCACGAAAGTATAATTATGTATTTGCAGACTTTAATCTCCAAATGATTGTGAATAACCCGCGTTGTCCTTGGCACGGAGATCAGGATTACATCTATAGTAAGGTTAAGGATGATGTTGCATTCTATGATACAAATCGTATACTAAGTTATCGTTGGCAAGTTGCCGAAGGCGGGTACGATTTTCGCTATAGAAAACCGTTAAATATTGGATCACCAAGTCTAATACAAGGTGACGTTAGTGTTCTAATTTTCCACGGTTCGCCAAAACCACATGAAGTATCTGATCCATTAATATTAGCCCATTGGAAATAAATACATGTACAATGCCTCCAGGTGTCAAAGCCTCTATAACGTGTAACCAAATAATTGGGACTACTAGGTAGGCATTTTTGTTAATAAGGAAAAAAAATGGCAACAAGAAAAATAATGATTGATGGATATAATCATGCTGCAGACTCAGCTGCTACAGTATCATGGGGCGGTACTCAAGTGTTCTCTGGTGCACTAACTGCCGCAGTAATAGCAGAAAATCAAGTATGGTCCACAACGACGCAAACACCCTCTTATATCTTTTCGTGGGAATATAATAATGCAGATGATTCACAGGAAACACAACATGCTTTATCTATTGCATGTACTGCAGGGCAAATAAGAGTAGGAAATTTATGGGTAGAAGCAACACGTAATGCAGACACATATAATGCATCACCTGGACTAACAACAGAAGCAATTGACGGTGTGTACTATTATCACGCTGGGGATACCGGTATGTACGGCGATGGCAGTGACTCTGCAAATCCTGAACGTATTAATATATTGATCAATGGTGCAACACCAGTTACTGTTGGTTATACCGGAAATTATAATGGTGTTAACTTTTTATTGAATGCAGGTGACACACTTACATGCACAGGCCGTGTACCATTGAAAATGGTTGCGCCTGTATAAAACAAAACAACTAGATCCCAACTTGTATAAATAAAAGTAACAAAAATAATTCGCAAGTTGGGAGAAGGCGCCAACATGTTCGCTTAGTAACTAAGCGGTATTAATCAGATCGTCCACTAGTTGGGCGATTTTTTTATGGCCAAAACAAATAAAAAGGTTGACTTATACTTAAACTGTGTTATTATAACAGCATAATAAGGAAAAGGAAACAAGATGACATAGCCAGCAGTAAAGTGTAAGTAGTTGATTAAGGGAGAGCGGTGCTCGACAACTACAGAGGTTTACAAGTC